AACTAAATGAAAATTCCCTTTATTCCTACTGTTGATTCCATCATCAGTGATTTTACCAAGGCTGCTACTCGACTAGAAGCATTGGCTAATTTGCACACGTCCAAAGCCGACCTTCATCTGGAAATCGCTGCTGGACGAGTTTCTCGTGCCAACAAAGCCACTGCAGAAGCTACCCGTGCTCGTTCCGTCGCTGCTAAAATTAACCAACTCATTTCCTAATGCAAATCCAAATTCTCAACGTTTCCCAAGTTCCTGCCACTACCAAGGGCGGTAAGCCATACACTGTTCTCGACATTGCCTACAAGAATCTTACATTCCAAGGCAAGGTTGAGGGTAAAAAGCTCATGCCCTTTGGTGAGAACGCCAATGCCTTTAAGGCCCTTGAAAAAGCCAATACCGGAGAAACCTACGACATTCAAGTTGTAAAAAACTCTGCTGGTTACAACGACTGGATTTCTGCCGTTGTTTCTGATGGCTCAAAAGAATCTCCGGCATCAGCTCCTAAAGAAGCGTACAATCCTAAAGCTGTGGGTTCTACTCCCGCGCGAAGCACCTATGAAACTCCAGAAGAGCGCGCCAAGAAGCAAATCTACATCATCCGCCAGTCTAACATTTCTAGTGCTGTTAATTTGCTTAGCGTTGGCAGTAAGGCCCCTCTCAAGGTGGCTGACGTTCTTGATGTCGCTAAGCAGCTAGAAGATTATGTTCTGGGCATTGTTCCAGACGGTCCTAGTGGCTTCGACAGCATGTCTGACGACCTGCCCGAATGACTGAAGAAGAGGCCATAAAGGCAGCCATGCTAGATCAGGATTATATCCATTTTTCTGGCATGAACTGCATGGATTGGGATGACCGTGTTTGTGAAGGCTGGGACGGAATGTCTCGCCGATGTGAATGTGGAAATCGTAGGGTTGGTTGGTATTTCTATCGAGATAAGGACAACAACATTGTCTCGGCAGAAGCCGAGGCTTTCTAATGAGTTCAACTCTTGTCGCCCTAGTGGGCGTAATTTATCTCTACATAGCAGGGGAGCAGTTTTACCAGAATAATGTCCCAGTGGCAGTTATGTATTCTGGCTATGCCCTTGCTAATGTGGGGCTCTGGTTCATTACAATATGAGGTGCATTTAATATGCTCGCATTAATTGACGGTGACTGCGTTGGCTACAGAGCAGCGGCTTCCTGTCAGCCCACTAAAACCAAGCCCTATCTGGAGCCCCTTGAAGCGGCTCTGGGTAGGTGTGAAGACACCATGCAGCGCATCCTATATGCCACTAACGCGGAGTCCTACAAAGTGTTTATCGGAGGCAACGACAATTTTCGTTATTCCATAAATCCTGAGTACAAAGCCAATCGTAAGGACATGCCTAGGCCTGAATGGCTACAGCCTGTACGTGAGTATCTAGTTACCCAATATGGGGCACAGATATGTGACGGTATAGAAGCTGATGATGCCCTAGGGATTCATCAAGATAAAGAAAATGGATCAACGACAATTGTGAGTGTAGATAAAGATCTACTCATGATTCCTGGCCTTCATTATAACTTTGTCAAAGATGAGCACACATCTGTATGGGCTTTAGATGGCAAACTTTGGTTCTACCGGCAGCTCATTATGGGTGACGGAGCAGACAACATATTCGGCTACGACGGAAAGGCTAGGGACAAGGTTCCCAAGTTCCTACAGCCGGACATTGACATGCTTTACACCTATACGGATGAACGGGAAATGTACGAGCATGTTCTAGATATGTACCAAATGAACGGCCAAGGCCGTGATGTTATGCACATGAATGCTCATTGTCTTTACATTCAGCATAAAGAAAATGATAAGTGGGAGGTGCCCAATAGCAAAGAAAAAGAGAACTCAGTATAATGGTGGACTCTGGACAGAAGGGCGATTCAACAGTTTTGTTACTTCCATTCTACGGAGTGGTAGTAGACGTTGGGGGCCTAAATACTCTACACTCAATTCAGCAAAAACTGAGAGAAAACTTAATCCTAAGTCAGGCCGACCTGCGCAGCATTTTGCTTGCGCAAGTTGCGGAAACGATTTCCCAGCTAAGCAGGTTGAAGTAGACCACATTATCCCCATTGGCACAGAGAAGACCTGGGATGAGTTCATCAATGGCCTGTTCTGTGAGGCCGATAATTTACAAGTGCTTTGTAAGACCTGTCACAAGGCAAAGACATTGAAGGAGAAGAAAAAGAAGTGAAAATTAATCAAGTAATTGAACTCCCAGAGGGCTCAGTCAAATTTGACGGAGAGTTAACTCCAGAGGAGACAAAGCTGGTTGTAGAGCTAGGACTGCAGTTCCTTGTACGCTCTGGAGCCTTTAACATTCTGAGCACTGTTCAGACAAGCAAGGAAATCCATTGAGTATTGTTCTAGCATGGTTTTTAGTCGCAATGTCCTCTAACAACACGGTGACTTATAGTCCTCCCATGGCTTCTCTTGAAGATTGTAAGCGGGTACAAGCTAGTATAAATCGATGGAATAGCATGGCTCCAGCTCAATGTATCCAACTAAATATCATTAAATGAAACATCTAGTATTACCAGACGTCCAGGCAAAGCCGGGCATTGACTTTTCCTATCTAAATAAAATAGGCCATTACATCGTGGAGAAGAAGCCCGACACCATTGTGTGTATTGGCGACTTTGCAGATATGCCCTCTCTTTCGTCCTATGACCAAGGCAAGAAAAGCTTTGAAGGCCGACGCTATAAGGCTGACATTGAGGCCTCCCACGAAGCTATGGACCTCCTGTTGGAGCCTATGTGGACCTTCAACGAGAAGGCCAAGGCCAACAAAGAGAAACAATATCACCCTAAGATGGTGCTAACCCTAGGCAATCATGAAAACCGTATTAATCGTGCTGTTAATGATGATCCTAAACTTGATGGTGTCCTCTCTGTTGATGACCTGCGTTACAAAGACTATGGATGGGAAGTCATTCCTTTTCTTGATGTCACTGTTCTTGATGGGATTGCATACAGCCATTATTTTACTAGTGGCCTCATGGGTCGGCCGGTAACTACGGCTCAGGCCTGCCTCACCAAGAAGCACATGAGTTGTATTCAGGGACACCAACAGGGCTTGCAAATTGCCACTGGCTACAAGGCAGATGGTAGTAAGCTTACTAGCGTCATAGCTGGTTCTTGTTACGAGCATGATGAAGACTACATGTCCTTCCAAGGCAACAAGCACTGGCGTGGATTCCTTGTCTGCCATGACGTTAAAGACGGTGACTTCGATTTGATGACCGTTTCTCTAGACTATATAAATAAGAAATACGCATGATTTCAGAGAAAGATATTGAGGACTATAAAGAAGATGGGTATACACAGCCTAAAGGGCTCAAATTTGATAAAGAAAAGCCTCGACTGGATTTGCTCGACCCTGCGTACCTTACCGGAGTTGCCGAGGTTCTTACTTTTGGTGCCAATAAGTATGCTGCTCATAATTGGCGTCACGGTATCCACTATAGTCGCCTTATTGCTGCTGCTTATAGGCATCTTGGTGCCATTAACGCAGGTGAGGACTTGGACCCTGAAAGTAACCTCCCACATGCCTACCATCTGGGATGCTGTGTAATGTTTCTCGCATCCATGATGCAAACACGTCCAGATTTGGACGATAGGTATAAACCCAATGACAAGCAAATATGAACCTACCGCAACTGACTGGATTGAAACAGTTTCTGGGAAACACTTTCCGTTTCTTGATCCTCAATCCGATGACATTGATATTAAAGACATTGCCTTCAGCTTGGCAAATCAGTGCCGATTTAATGGGCACGTCCCATTCTTTTCCGTCGCTGAGCATTCGGTTGCTGTTGCAGCCCGTCTACCAGCTCATCTACAACTGGCTGGTCTTCTTCATGATGCTGCTGAGGCATACGTATCGGACATTCCAAGTCCTGTCAAGCGCTATCTCCCAGACTACAAAGTAATTGAGAACAAAATCCAAGCAGCAGTGAACGCTAAGTTTGGCATTGATTCTTACGATGCTGCTGTCAAGGACGCAGATGCGAAAGCAGTCTCCAATGAAGCCTACTACCTCATTAAGAGTAAAGGCAAGGACTGGAGCCCTGTGTTCTTCACCCCGGAGCCCAAGTATCAGCCTCGCTGTCTCAATCCCATGGATAGCTTCAAACTCTTCATGACTTGGTATACCGATCTGACTACGGAGAAAACTGCAGCCACGTCTCTCATTGAGCGTGGTTTCCAAATGCCATGAAGACTTACAAAGTATATGGGGAATCTGAACGTGAGCATGTTCTTCTCTTAAGCCACGATCTTATGGACTTTCTAGAAGCAGATATGGCTAAAGACTTGTCCCTCAATGCGCTTGATATAGTTGATCAGGAAGCCCGAATTAAAATCACGATCCAACTAAAGATAGAAGAAGCATGACTCTCGACGACATTAAGCTCCAGATTGCGAGTAAGTTCAGTGAAGTGGACTTGCTTGACTTTCTGGGGATAGACATACACGATTTGGTAGAAATATTAGAGGCTGAAATTGCAGAAGAACAAGAAAGATTTCGAGAGAGTTTTGCCCGAGACTAAGCCTGACGACTTTAAGAAGGGCTATCTCTTGCGTAAACGTCAGGAATTTGAATCCTCTCAAGAGCTGAAAGAGTTCTTCTATGCTCCCGAAGAGTTCCCTGTAAATGAGGACCCAGATGGAAATTGAACATAAATGTTGATTAAGAAAGCTCCTCAACGTAAGAGCTACATACCGAAAGGTACTCATCCTCTCAAATGCCCCAAGTGCAACAGCTGGATGAAGAAGCAGCCAGATAAAACACTGCTCTGCCTAGCCTGCTATTTCAGGGATAAGAAGAAAGAGGAAGAGGCAATTAAAGAGGCCAATCCTGAGGCTGTTGTAAAACCTAACGTTAGGATTGGAAAGCTATGACAGAAGCGGCCAAGAAATCGAGCCCGTGGGCGAGTTATCAATGCCTCAAGTGTGAGGACATTATTAAAAGCTCTTATTCAGGCGAGTATGTAACATGCAAATGTGGCCGCATATCTGTCGATCAAACGAGATATTACACTAGGTTTATTGGTAAACCATCACTATTTAAGGAAATAAAAAATGACTGATTTAGAATTGAAAACATATGCGCTGCAAGTTGCAGCAGGTAGCCACACTGGAGATATTCTCAAAGAAGCTGAAAGAATCTTTCAATGGCTGAAACCTCCGGTTCTGGCTCAGAAGATAGCCTATACGCACGGCCCCATTACTGGAGCAGTCGGCATGACTGATTTCAATACTCAAAATACTGGCAACAAGCTTTACTAATTGAGCAAGAAAGTTTATGTTATAGGCAGTCTTCGCAATGCGGGGGTGCCTGATCTATCTAAATATCTCCGAGAAGCTGGTTACGACGTGTTCGATGACTGGTTTGCAGCTGGACCTGAGGCAGATGACTACTGGATGGCCTACGAGAAAAACCGAGGACATTCTTATTCTCAAGCTCTAAAAGGCTATGCTGCTAGTCACGTCTTCAACTTCGATAAGAAGCATCTAGACGAGGCAGACATTGGGGTACTTATGCTTCCTGCTGGGAAGTCTGGGCATTTGGAACTGGGTTACATGATTGGAACTGGCAAGCCTGGATTCATTCTGTACGACGAAGTTCCTGAACGCTTTGACGTTATGTACAAGTTTGCTAACGACGTGTGCTTCTCCCCAGAAGACTTGCTAGAGAAGTTGAATGGTCTCTAATCCTTTCCAATTTACGTTTGAACTAATCAACGGACTTGTATTTGGATTAGAGCACATAGACACAGAGGAAGACAGTGATGTACACGAGTATATGATTGTTCTCCATTTTCTAGTGTTTCGTTTCGGTCTATTAAAATTTAAGATGCAATAAAAAAGCCCCCTTGGAGCAATCCTTGGGGGCTTTTCACGTTCAACTCAGGAACTGATCTTTCTCACCGTCTCTACGGCCAATTATTTCAGGAGGAATGTGCCAACGATCAAACTGCTTTGCTGCCTCATCATAGTTGCCTAGATTCAGCACTTTCAGCAGGGTGCTGGAGGCAAAAGCCGAAGCACCGATATTAAACACAAAAGAGACAAGAGCATCAAACTGGTTCTGTGTCAAGGGAACTTTCACTCCCTTGTTCACAGCATCTTCTGCCCATTTAATATCCATGCCAAGATTAGCCATAGACTGAGCATGAGTAATTGTCATCCCCTCTTTTACATCCCGAATTCCGTCGTTGTTGAGATCAATATCCCCAACTCCAATGGTCCAGATTCCTTTTGTATCTTTATAGGCTTTCAGTCTTTCGCCTTCTCTGGCAATTAACTTGTCCAAACCTTCTGTAGATGTTTTCATTCTTTACCTGTTCTCCGCATTACTTTATGTAATGAGGTGATTGAGTTATTAGCCGCAGCTTTCATAAGCTGAAGAGTAGGAGCATCCACATGCTGTTCCATCGCCATCTGCTCTAGTTCACGAGATAGAGTGGTCGGATCACCTTGGTACTTGACATACTTTTCAATGAGTTTAGCAGGAATCTTACCAGAGGTGAAGAACTCCTTACTCATATTGAGCACTACGTCATTGCGTTTCTCTTGATACTTCTGGTCAATTTGCATGTTCTCATAGCTTTTGGCTTTCTGAACAGACTCATTAACACCCGTAGCTCCAAGAGTTTTCCAGACTTTGTCAGCGTCGTTACGCACTGCAGTTGCCTGCACTTTGTTTCGATTGAGAGCTAGTTCCTCTCCTTTAGCATTCTTAGGGCTAAACCATGCACGGTCCATAGGACCTGCTGCGACAGAGGGAACAATATTCCTGGCCAAATCTTTAGCATTGTACTCATTAGGATTGGTAACAAGTTGACCAGCTGACTTAGCTACGTCCACCAACTTACCAGCACCAGGCATGACAGCATCAATGGGAGAACCCGGTAGCACTTGCATACCTAAACGATTGGTCATATCCACTCCAGCAGCATTGAACATGCCATGAGTAAAGTACTTAGACAAATCGCTGTCCAACAGCATCTTGGTAAGACTTGTGGGCTTACCCAGTTTATTGGAAATGAACTTAACCAGCTCATTAGCTTCGTTATACCCTATGGTTCCCATTAAGCCCGCAAAGGCTACTTGAGAAGCAAGATTAACCAGCAGTGGTTTACCTGACCTGTCAGTCTTCAACTCACGAGCAAACATCGACAAGCGAGAAAGCTCGTTGTGCTTATAAGACATCAAGTTGTAAGCTGCCCTACCCATGCCCCCTAGAGCATTATAGCCCATAGGGGCTTCAATGGGGGAGTAGTTGTTCATAGAAATGTCTGTCGCCTTACGAGCCGCTTCATACAAGCCCTGCTTGGCGGTAATACCGTTCTCACTCAACATGCGGGTAAAAGCAAGGAACATAGCCTTGCGAGTAACTTGCTCAACCTGGCTAGCGCCAAACTGAGTAATTTTGTTCCCCACAAAACTAGCGGTCTTCTTCACTTCATTACTAGCTTCAAATAAGTCTGAAGAATAGACATGGTGCTTCTTAGCAAAGTCAAGAGCGCCCTGTACAACAGGATCAATCTTGGACCCAATACGTTCACTCATCATGTCCATCCCAGCCTTAGCCAAATAGCTATAACCAGTACCCAAGTCAAAGCTCTTTTCCAGTCCCATGGATTTCAGCCAAGCAGCCATTTCTGGCATAGCTTTCAGGGGCTGAACCAAGTTGGCAGTCAAGAACATTGGATTAAGTCCCAGCAACAGTCCGTTGGTAATTTGTTTACCCGCAGACAGGGCTCTACTCGGAATGGAAGTTCCAAGGCCGGTGGCCTTACCAAAGGCAGAGCCAACACCCTCAAGAGCACGTCCCAGTTCAGTGGGATTCTTACCAAGAGCATTGTCTACATAGTCCTTCAAATAGGCCTTGGCATTGGGCATATCCAGTCCGTTCTCAGGGGCCATAAGCTCCTTGGTAGACTTCACAGCCTCCGACAACTCCGCCCACTTAATCATGGTTTCAGCATAACGGATTTGGGCTTGCATGCCCTCCTCAGCATTCTGAACAGCATCTTGGAAAGGCTTATTACCTTCCATGCCAAAGATGCCTTTCTTCTTCATGGTGTGAGACTTAGCATTCATGTAATCGAATGCATCTTTACTGGCTTGCTCATTGACTTTCTTAACGAAGTCTTTAATAGCAGGATCGTTCTCAGACAGGAACTCAAGCATTTGTTGGAAGCCTTCGGAAGTACCAGCCTTCCCCTTACCTCCACCGAAATAGCGCTCCTCTCCAATCTTAGCTTCTGGATCAAGCTTCTTATATTTAGCAGCATCCCTTTCAAGACCCATGCGAGTATTCGCACCTAGAATGCCAATGACCTTCCCTTCCTTGTCATAAACAAGACGTCGGAAATCTCCACGAGCACGGGAAGCTACATAAGCTACTTGAGGGCTCACTGGCTTGATGCCAGCAGCCTTCATAGACTCAGACAGCTTCTCGAACATCTTTCCCATTACTTCTTGATGGGCTATTGCCCAGTCAATTTGCTTCTGGTTAAATCCATTACGAGCAAGCATGTCTTCAGTGACTGGCTTCTTAGCTTCTTCTCCAGCTTTTACAGCTGCCCATACATCCGCTTTCTCCTGCTTGTTTAGAGCACGGGAGAGGGGAGCAAGATGGTCATGGACCACTTCCTGTATGGCAGCTTTAGCCCTATTGTCGGCTTCTAGAAATGTGTCCACTACCCTCTTAATCAGTGGATTGTCGGTTTTCAGCGTTTGATATACACCCCCCTTGGTGAGCATATTCATTCCTCGTTGGACGAGGTTTTGCTCAACATCGGGGGTATTTTTGTTTGCAGCTTTGAATTCCTCAGGGGTAGACAAATCAGGCAGAAGGTTCTTAAGCCTGCGATCCATACCAGGAATCTTCTTCATTTGATTCAGCTGTCCTTCATCACGCCAGTCAATCTTGACAGCACCACGTTGGGACTTGGGAACCCATTTAGTAGGGCCATTTTCATTGAAGTTCTTGAGCCATGCCTCGGCAGCAGTGGCTTCAGGGCTCTTGGGACGTGCTGCTAATTCATCTGCTGATAGACCCAGCATGTCTGTAGGGAGGGATTTGTTAAGCTGCTCCTTAGTGAAGGGCACATTAGTGACTTCCACTTTGTAAGGAACGTCCTTGAGGCCAGCTGCTTGAGCAGCGGCCAGGCGATTGTTTCCATCCGTGATGTATCCTGCCCCATCCGAAGAAGAGACAGTTATCGTGATTGGCTTTTTAATTCCATTCTCAGATACATCTTTAGTCAAGGCAGCGAGGTCCGTAGAACTGGGTTCCGCAAACCTATCTTTATCTTTAGCTAACCAAGCAAGGGCAGTGGGAAGACGTTTTTGTTCTCCCACCAAAACACCACCACCTTGGTTCTTAAAGTTGAAAGGTATTTTAGGCCCTTCAGCTTCCATCTTCGCCACTTCTAGAGCAGCAGGAGCCTCGATCTCACCTTGAAGACGTTTAAGAGCTTCCTGGCGAGTATCCTTACCCGTGAATCGACCTTTCTCTCGAAGAGGAACTCCAGGCTCCATAGAGTCAATGGCACCCGTCAGAGAGCGCTCATTGCCCAGAGCAGGGCCGAGTTCCTCTCCCCACAGACCACGTTGTAGAGGTTGTTCCAAGTTGGCAGCTTCCATGGATAGGTCTGCACGAATAGGCATTCCATTCTCATCAACTCGCCATTCTCCAGGTTCTGCTTGGAATTGATTGCGTTTTGTCTGAGTCAGCTCATGCTGATCGAATAGGGCCATTTGACCCCCTTCACCCTCAGTAGATTTCAAATTATCAAACAGTCCCAATGGATCAGCTGTCTTAGGAGTGGCTTTAAGTTCTGCCTCCAAGGCACGAACATTAGGTACAGGCACATCCCGAGCAGCATTAGCACGGAAAGCATTGACAGCTTGACCAGGCTTAATAGAGGGTAAAGTTCCATGCAGAGGCATGACGGGGATAAGTTCATTTACAACTTTACCTACATTCTCAGCATAATCTTTACCCGTCTCTGTGCGGGGCTCATAGGTCATCCTGCCCATGTTGGCAGCCGTCTGCTCTTCAAAGTTAATGTGGCTAGGATCATTCATCTTCTGCATACCAGCAGCCAGAAAGCCCAGTGGCATCGCCACGGCCCCTGTAGCCATATTCAATGCAGCCTCTCCAGCCCCCTTAGCTTTGTCCATGAAAGAGGAGTCTTGAGTATCGAATAGGCCCAGTGGGTCTTTATTATCTTCTTCGCCAAAAAGGCCTAGTGGATCACTCATTGTAGGTCAACTCCATATTTCTGTTTATATGCCTGCTTGATTTTCTCAGGAGGCACACCTGGATACATTTTCTGCACATCTGCAAAAGAATGTTTAGGGGCAACCTGAGCGGCCCCAGAAGGAACAAGAGACAAAGGCGCTTGCTGTGTAGGCATTCCCGTAGCAGCGCCAACATCCACTTTACCTGTCGCAGCAGCATTTTTCTGAGCTAAATTGGCTTTCTCAAAGCGCTGCGCCATATCAAGGAATTTCTGACGTTCTGCAGGATCATCCGAATTCTCAGCTTGAATAGTGTAATAAGCCGCACCTTTTTCGTAACCAAGTTTAGCAGCTACAACATTAGGATCAGCAACTTTAGCAGCAGTACGAGCCGCTGCTCCAATTTTAGCCGCTTCAATATGGGCTCCAGCAGTGATGCCAGCAACACGTTCTGCAGACTTACGAATGAGGTCTTGCTTTTCCATTTCGTCTTTATGCTTCTGTCTAGCTTCTACAGCGGCGGCAGATAGTTGCATAAGTTTTAGACCTTTTTGCTGAACAGCAGGATCATCACTATATGACATTTGCTGAGCTTGGTTAGCCATCATTTTAATCTGGTCATCTGAAGCAGAGAGAATCTGTTTCATCTTAGCAGCATCCAATTGCAGACCCTCGGTTTGAGCATTGATGCGAGCTTTGACACCCTTATCCACATTCTCATATCCCAAGCCTTCATTTGTCAGTTGTTGATTCTGAAGTTTAAGGGGGTTATTCTGAGCAGTGAATTGAGTTGCTAGAGTATCTTGTTGAGTCTTTTGGCGTTGTTGTTCAAGAGACTGGTCTTGAAATTGGTTAGAAAGGTCTACTTGATGGCGACCTTGCATATAGGCTTCTGGATTCCAGTCCCCATAAATTGACCCTAGTTGGTCAGGTGTATACATATCTGCCATTATTTATCCTTAGAATTCCCAATTGTCCCAGAAGTTACCACCACTATCTCCATTACCCGTGGGAGCAGGGGCAT